AATTGCTATAGGAGTTGGTTTAGGTGCTGTTATAGGCGGAGCGAGTTATGTGGCAGGTGCTGCAGAAGACTTTGGAAGTGCTTTATTTGATTCAATAACTTATAAAGGTGTAGATCCATATTATGTCATGCCAAACTTTGATAGTATGGACATTAACAGCACCATGGAATATCTTCAGAAAAAAGATTCTATGAATGCACAACAACAACAGGATCAATCTCAGGGAATAACACCAACACAAAGGGCATCTATGAATGCTGGAACTTACACTCCACCATCAACACCATCACCAACTCCTGCACCTGCACCTTAAAAAATTAAAATAAAATAAAACAAATAAATATATTTGTAAAGAGTATACAATATGGATAAATTACCACGACTTGAAGTTTCAATTGAAGAAAAGATGCATGAAACGAGGGTAAGACTTTTAAACAACCAGTTCCCTGAATTAGATCCTTTAATGTGTTCAGTTCTTTTAAAATGTCCACCTGAGTTAATGGAAAAACTTAAGGCAGATGCTTCCATGTGGATTACCCCTGAAGCATTTACTCAAAGTATAATCGGTAATGTAAGTGTAAGCGATGCACCTGAAAGTACACCTGATCCGATTAGTATTTTAGAAACTCCATTTAATTAAAATTTAAAATATTAGTTTATGTTATACAATGAATGAATTAGTTAAGCAAACACGTAATATCTTTATCGACTCTGAAACTAATACAACTAACGATCAAATTCAGGTAAGTGTCAATCTTATACCAAATGATTTTTACTGTAATGCAGACGAAGAGATGCGAATTACTTTAACCACTTTTGAAATGCGAACAAATTGGTATAACATAAATCAATACAATAACGTTTTTTACGTCTTTACACCAACAACAGCAGGGTCTGCTACAGGGACATATTTTCAGGTTTTAGTGTCAGCAGGAAGTTATTATGACTTTTTAGATACTATATATAACCCTGGGGTGACATCTCCTACAACACTAACAGGACTTGCTACAGCAATTCAAACAGCATTAAATGCTTCAGGCATAGGTACTGGTAATTTATGTAGTTATTCACCAATCACTCGAAAGTTTTCTATAGGACTTAATATTTCTGCAACAGGAAGTAATGGAACAATTACAGCAAATACTTACATCGTATGTTTTTCAATCCCCCCAGCACTAATTGGATATGTTCCAACTGGAGTATCACCACTTTATATGTTCATGGATACTAACGAAATACTTGGTAGTATCGCAAATAATACACTTACGGTTTCAACTGTTCCAGTTAATAGTATGGGAACAGGGACAACTGCAGCAGGTATTATAACCTTTGTGAGTCCATACGTAGCACAATTAAATACACAGGAAGCGTTGTATTTCCGCACCAATCTTCAAACACTCAATTATAGCACTTATGGATTTGCTCAGACTTTATTCCAAAATACTGTTACAGGTTCTCAGATCATGGCACGTATACCTTTACAAAATCAATTATATAATGTTCCTGATCCTTTTGTTACTTACGAAGATGCAAATGATACTTTCCAAATTGCTGTAGGGAATAAACAATTAGATAATATTACAATTACAATAACCGATGATAAGAACAGACCAATTCCAAATGTAGCAGTTGGGCAGGTCACCTCAGGGTTGATGAGTTTTAAATGTTCTTTAAAATGGGAAATTGTATTAAAAGATTCTGCCAATCCATTTATTCCAACTCTAGGAAATGTAATGACAAAATTAATAGCATTTCCAAAGCAACCTTAAATTAAATAATTTAATTTAATTAATTCCAAAAATAAAATATTTTTATTCATTATAAAAACTATCAAAATGGATGAGTGCATAAGTCCCAACCTTGTCTTCGCAACTACGCAAATGACCGATTACACTCGCAACAGGTACAGACTCGATACAACCAGTTCCACGACTGCATCTGCCGGTCAGATTATTTCAGTGAATTTTCCAGAAGCGAGTTTACTCGATATGAAAAGTTTTCGTTTTTTCATGAAGGTTACATGTGCCAACCCCAACGCAACTGGTTCATCTACTGATTATACGTATGCTCGATGCCCTGATTCAGCAAATACTTTTATTCAAAAATTAGAAGTCTACCTTAATGGTGTTCAGGTCAGCAGTGGAGCAAATGAGTACAATTCCATGTCACGATTAATTAAAATCGGAAAAGGGTCAAATGATCGTAATAGTTCTTATGGACAATTAACAGAAAATGCTTTCATTACTGCTGACAGCAAAGCACAGGTCGCACAACTGTGTGTTAGTGAATGGAATGGTTTCCTTAATGACTTAAGCACTCGTTTCCTCCCCACCAGTTTGATGGGTCAAATTCAGGTTCGTATTACTCTTGCTAATAACTCAGTTCTTGTTCCAGCGATTGTTAGTGCAGGTAATGCTGTTATACCAACAACCCTTACAGCAAATCAGGCAACAAACGCCGCCACCATGACATACAGTGTTAGTGATATTCGTTTTTCAATTGATGCTATTTCAGTATGCCCTGCCTATAACGAAATGCTTTCCCAGCAACTTGCTCGTGAAGGAATGCTTAAATTGAATTACAAAGAATACTACACTTTCCTTGCTTCCAGCATTCTTTCCAATCGTTTTGCCCTCGCGAGTTCCAGTATTGATTCCATTTATGGAAGTCTGAGAAATTCCGATTATAATTCAAACGGAAAACCTGCCACACAGGTATATTCCGCTAATACAGGCGGTTATGTTGCAAATTATCATGCATTCCAGTGTTTTGACCCTGATACTGATATTTCAACACCAGTTAGTAATCTAAGGAGTCAATATTCCATAAATAACGTGCTCATGCCACAATACCTTCAGCAAATTGAAGATTCAGCGTGTGATGTAGGATTTGTATGGGATAAATGTGGTGTTGGTGCAATGGGTATTCTTCCAACAACTCGTGAGAACTTTAAGAAAGGTTATTTTCAGGTTCCATTGGTATTAAATCACCCATCAGGTATGGGTCTTTCAGTTCGCTCAGGGTATAACTCACGTGGTGTTAATAGCACCATGATTTTCACTCTCAGTGAAATCCCATCGGCAACACTTCCTGCCACTTATAACAATATTGTGGTTGTTGGTACAACTGCCCAACTTAAGATCGGAATCGGAAGATCCCTTGCCATAGATTTTTAAAACAATTATCACACAAAAAAAATAATAAGATTAGTTATACAAATGCAGGACAATACAACCTATGGAAAAACAATACCTTCACGACAACAACGGTTTAGTAAAACAGATGCAGGTAAGCAGGACCGTCTTAGCGGTGTCTTCTTACCTAATATGATTCCTGCATCATTTGATTCTGAGATTCTAAAGAACCCACAAAAAGACAATACAATCTTCCAACACGATCCCATGACTCTTCAACGAGGGTTTATGATTTCACCTTGTAAGGAAGACAACATTTCTTCACAGATGTTTGCCCATCAGGCAGGTAAGCGAGGGATATTTGCACAACCATATACAGCAGTTCCTGTTGACCCACTCTCTGAACTTGGTGTAAACTTACAGGACCGTGAAGGACTCCATGGATTAATCGATTGGGCGCAGCGTCCATTTTATCAGGCATCGATGTACTAACCGAGTTAATTCATTTAATTTAATTCTTTTAAAAATAAAATATTATACATAATTATAAAAACAAAAATGTCAGCGAATGTTACAAACCTTGGTAATCAGGCACTATGCGATATACTAATTGCACAAACACAGGTTCGTTCCCCTAACTTTTCTCAACCGGATCAGGTCATAGGAAGCGCAGCGTCACCATCAGCAACTGTCACTCAGGCATATGTTGCTGGTATTACTAAGTATATTTTTTATTCTCCGCTTACAACTGCTACAGCACTTACACAATCTTATACCGTTACAGGTCTCCCAGCAACCTTTCCAGCAACCTTTTCTATAATAGCACAAACTCTAGCAGTTGCTACTACATCATTCAGCACTGCTCCAGTAATTTCCGCAGCGCACCTTTCATATAGCGGAACTAATACCACATTAACATCAACTCCAACCAGTTCAACCTCACCAGCATTCTCTACAGGGACTGCCTATCTTAAACTTGTTATTCAATTCACCTTAGATTAAAGTTAAAAATTTAAATATTTCTTTTATATATATAAACAATGGCATCTAACAAAATAATTTGCCAGTCTTTACATACATACCCAGTTAATGATGAAATTAACAGATTCGTAAACATAGGACACATACCAAACTCAACCCATGTTTTTGAATGTGGAACACTTGTTGATGGAAAGGCAGAAGTCAATGCATACATTAACGCAAATGGAACATGCAGTTTTATAAATGCCGATGCTGTGACCTTTACAGGTTTAGCAGATGTACCACATCATTATCAATCATACGCAAATCACGCACTCGTTGTTGGAGAAGATGAAAATTGCCTTAGATTTACAGATAAACTTAAAATAAAATCATTTGAAGGTGAACATGTTAAGGTTAATGTTATTGAAACGGATACATTACATGTAAAAGACCGATTTAAGGTTGATCATTTGGAAATCAATCAATTAGTTCAAAGTGGATACTCCGATAATAATTTAGCAGGATTTACTCATATGAATAAGGCAGAAGTACATAATCTTTCATGTGTTGAACTTAAGGCAAACACAGGAAATATTACAGGTAATTTTAGTACAGGTGATCTCGTTGCAAATACTTTAACCGTTAAGGGAATCCATAATACAGAAAAATCAATACTTGGTGAAGTTTCAGGCAGAGAGTTTCTTATGGATATTCTTGAGTGTGAATGTAATGCACGGATAAAAGCACTCGAAGTTTCTGATAGTCTAAATGTGTATGGAACAACCTTTACAAAAACATTTAATTCCAGTACCATAACCAATACAGGTAATTTAGTATCCGATGATATTAAAGCAATTAGTTCAACCTTTGAAAGTATTTCTGCAGATGTTATAAAAACTGATAAAATACTAACAAAAAGTGAATTGATATTTGGAAAAGTAGATTATCCAGATGTCTTTTTACCTAATGAGAAACGGTACATAAATATAGATATGCCGATGAAAACTTTGCGAGGACATGGATATGGATATTCTCCCACTCAGGTTCTCGATACTATAATAGTAAAAATACAAACAGAACATAAACTGGAATCATGTAATCTAAAAATTGGATTTAGTTATTACAATACCAAAAGCACATTCCCCACAGTATATAAATTAGGTGAAGTGGTTTATGCTGAAAACGATTACATTATTGCTTTAGTAAAACTAAGTAGTAATTTACCTCATGCTCCATATTGGACGTTAAGCGTAGACATTAACCCATTTTAAAAATAATTGTTAATGTTAAATGATTAATTCAGTAGCATTCAAAAAAAAACACAACATACCAGTGAGTCAGGGTTTAAGTCTAAATGAAATTGCAAAACTAAGTAAGATGCCAATAAAAGCATTACAGGAAGTGTATAACAAAGGAATAGGTGCATATAAAACAAATCCGAGTTCAGTACGACCTCAGGTTAAATCAAAAGAACAATGGGCAATGTCGCGCGTATATTCATTTGTTATGCGAAGAGCAACAACCTTTGGGGGTGTTGATAAACACATAACAGAAAAGTATAATATTAAATAATTTATCTTTTACAATTAACATTTACGTTGCCCTGAGAATCGGCATCGCATACCTTAGATCTTTTATTATAACCATTCATGGATTCATTAAATTTTGTAACATTACCATTAGCATTCTGAACTATCGCAGTAAACATTAAAATATTTTATACTTTTATACAATATTTTAATTTTTGATTTAAATTTTATTATTTGCACCTTTTTCAAATGCCAAATGTATTTTGGATCTAAAATGTCTTTGTTTATTTTTATGAGAAACCATACACCCACATTCACATTCTATTTTTGAACAAAGTAATTCTTTATTTTCGTTATAGTATTTTTTATTATAATCACTAACCTTATCTTTATTGAGAGCAATATATTCTTTATGCTTATCCATGAGGAGGTCTTTATTTTTTTCACGATATTTTTTATCAGATATTTTTCGGTCAGTCATTTCACCCTTCTTACACTTAATATGCGTCAAATCTTTAAATGAATATATCTGAGTCAGATTTTTCTTCGAGTATCATCATATCATCGTAAAGGTAGTTTCTTATACTAATAATCTCTTTAAGGGTATAGTAATGGAAGTTGCTCCACTCTTCTTCAGTCCATATGCATACTTTATTAAAATGTATTGTTGGTAATTTAATGAATGTTAATAAAAAAACATAAGTATCAAAATCAATCGCACGATGTGTAAGGGCGGTGATCAAAGTCATTTTGTTGTCTTTAGTTTTTTTTTCCATTTCTGCTTAGTTTCACTCTTCTTACCCTTAATATGGGTCAAATCCTTAAATGGATTTTTTAAAAGAAACGACTTAAATATACCCTAAGGTATAATGCGTTTTGTAATTTTTTATTTTGTTATTTTTTTAATAATTTCCTGAACAATATTACGACACATAATAAGTGTATCCATCTCCTCGTTGAAAAGTTGTTGTTCTTCTGCTCTTACTTCAGGACTGATTAAATCATTCACAACGAATGTACTGTATGTATATTTCCAATTTTTTTTACGACATATAGGACAGTTAATATACTCCCACTCTTCATCATTGAATTGTAATGTACTCATACAACACTCGCATAATTTACTTTCAACACACGTAGGACATTCTGTAAAAATGTGTTGAAAATAAATAATTTTATCATAACATACTATGCATTCCATTTTTATCTAGTTTTAATTATGTATCAGGTTTAAACCTAAAGTATTTTTGTTTTTGTAATTTTTTATTTTGATTTGGGTTTTAAAGTAAAAAGTAGGACACATCATCCATTTTTTCGTCCAAAAAAAAAAAAAAAAAAGTTTAGTTGAAAAAGTTGTTATAAGAAAAAAAACTTAAAAATAATTTTAAAAATTGATGTGATGTGTCCTAAACTGGGGATTTTCACTTTTTTCATTTTTTATTGTTTTTTATGATTGTTCTCTGTGCTAAAGGTTAAAAAGACACATCAAATACAGATAAAACGATGTGTCTTTTTAATCTTTTTAAGTTTTTTATCTTTTCCGCTTTTTATCTTCAGAAAGCAATATGATCAGCATATCCTCATACAACTGGTTTTTATTTATAACTGGTTCTGGTTCATCTGAATAAAAATAGTAATCATTCCAATCACGTGGACTCCATTTACATATTTTTAAAAATTGTGTTGTTTCTAACTTAGTGTACATACTT